AACTAGAACAGTCTCTGGTATTAAGTCGCCAACTCTTGTCGCAATTGGAAAAGGAGGTAAGATCCTTTCCAGAGACGCAGACCTTATTATCGCAGACGACATTGAAGATCATGGAAGTACTGTGCAACCAAGTGCTAGAGAAAACACCAGGAACTGGTGGACAACAACATTACAGTCAAGAAAAGAAGAACACACAGGAATGGTCGTCATTGGATCAAGACAGCACCCAGACGATTTATACCATCATCTCTTAGAAAACAAAGCATGGGAGACTATTGTAGACCGTGCGCATGACTTAGAAGTACCACTAGAAGATGAAACTATAGACCATACAAAACACATGTTATGGTCAACTAAACGTACACACAAGTGGTTAATGGAACAGTTAGCTGCAGCAGAGACAACAGGTGGTAGAAATATATTTGAGATGGTCTATCTAAACAAAGCTATACCAGAAGGTATGGAGTTATTTACAGCAGAGATGATTGATAAGTGTTTAGATAAATCAAGGAAGCTAGGAGACATACCACCACACACAAGTCTTATTGCAGGACTCGATCCTGCTAGTACAGGATACCAGGCAGCAGTGCTTTGGGCATATAACGTAAAAACACAACAAGTATGGCTAGTAGATATGAAAAATGATCAAGGCGGTGGTATACAAAAAGCACATAACCTAATGAAAGAATGGTATGACAAGTATTGGCTAAGTCATTGGATAATAGAAGAAAACGGATTTCAACGTGCTATTGGTCAAGACAGAGATATAAAAATGTGGGCAGCTAATCATGGTGTACGTATAGAAGGACATCAAACATACAAAAACAAATGGGATCCTACCTTTGGTGTTACAAGCATGGTAGGCATGTATGAACAAGAAAAAATAAACATACCGTATGCAGATTCTAAAACACAAAGACTTGTCAATATATTTAGACAACAGTTAATTTATTTTTCACAAGCAGGTGCAAGTAATTCACGTAATGTAAAAACTAAAACTGACTTAGTTATGGCTAGTTGGTTTCCTATGAAACGTATACGTACCAATGTAAAAATGATGTTAGCAGAAGCAGAAAGCGACTATACTCCTTCCTATAGCTATTATAAGCAAAGCGAATACAACGAGGTTTTTTGGTAATGGTGTATACCCCAGACGAACTATTAATTAAGACGGACGACTTAAAAGGCATGCACGAGCATAGTGGTCACTATGAGTATCGTGATAGAGTCCGTTCTATTATGAATGGTGGTAGCAATGGTATTGCAGCATTACTTGGTGAGAGTGCAAAAAACTACGATATAGATTTACCAATACCTAATCTTATAAATTCTGGATTAGAACACCTAGCACAAAAATTAGGACGTATGCCAGACATAAAGGTAGACGCTTATGCAGATAGTGAACGTGCTAAAAACAAAGCAGAGAAATTAGAACGTATTGTATCTAACTTAGACGGTTATTCTAAAATGGATATGCAGTTACCACAAGCTGCTAGATGGCTACCTGGCTATGGTTTTTGTGTATGGATTATTAGACAAAAGATGTCACCAGATGGCATTATGTATCCACACGCAGAACTACGTGATCCTTACGATTGTTATCCAGGATATTACGGACCAGACCAGGATCCAAAAGAATTAGCACTTATACGTCTTGTACCTAATCAAGTTATTAAGAGCATGTACCCACAAGCACAAGTTATGGTTGACGAATCAAGTCAGTTTCCATCAGGTTATAGTAAATTTAAATATCATGATGGTTTCCAACGTGGTTGGGATAATCATACAGCAGATGGTACAGAACTTGTTGAATACTATGACGAAGAAGGTACATACGTATTTTTACCAGATACAAAACAAATATTAGATTTTACACCTAATCCATTAAAGTCAGGACCACGCTTTGTTATATCTAAACGATTTAGTTTTGATAGATTAAGCGGTCAATACGATCACGTATTAGGACTTATGGCAGCTATGGCAAAGATAAACGTATTGTCAATTATTGCTATGGAAGATAGTGTATTTACAGAGACAAACATTATTGGTGAGTTAGAAAGTGGGAACTACAAGCGTGGTAGATTTGCAGTCAATTACTTAACACCTGGTTCACAAGTAGCTAAACCACCAAACAATGTTCCCTATCAGTTGTTTCAACAGATAGACAGAATAGAACGACAACTTCGTGTTGGTTCTAGTTATCCAGTAAGTGATGACGCAATATCTCCTAACTCTTTTGTTACAGGTAGGGGATTACAAGAGTTACTATCGTCTGTTGATCTAAACGTAAAAGAATATCAGTTATCACTTAAAAACGCAATGGAAGAACTAGATTACAAACGTTTAGAAATGGACGAAGTGCTTAATGGTAAAAAGAAAAAACCATTGGCAGGTTACTTAAAAGGTACAGCTTATGCAGAACAATATACACCGTCAGCAGACATACAAGGTATGTACAAGACAAGACGTGTGTATGGAGTTATGGCAGGTTTTGATGAACCAACAAAGATTGTTTCTGGATTACAGTTATTACAAGCAGGCATTATTGACAAAGAGACATTACAAGAAAACATGGACGGTCTTGACAATATACAAAAAATTAATGACAGAATACTTAAAGACGAAGCAGAGCGTACTTTGTTTGAGACATTAAAAGTACAAGCAAGTCAAGGCGATCCTAAAGCAACTATGGCGTTAGTACAGATTTATAAAAATCCAAATAGCATGCAAAGCATACTAGATAAATTTTATACAGCAGAAGATCCAGAGGTACCAGAAGGTGAAGCTGCGTTACTAGAACAAATGATGGGCGGTGGACAACCAGTACCACAAGGTCCTGCACCAGATATAAGATCATTATTAATGGGAGGTATGCAAGGTGCCTAATCCTTTTAACGATCGTGAATTATTAAATTATAAATTTAGTGACATTGTAAATAATTGTTTAGTAGATGTATGGCAAAAAACAGAAGAAGCAATAGCTGATCATGAAGATGAGATATATATTGAAGAACCAGAATTAACTAATATGCCACAAGGCATGATTGTTCAATATATACCTAATGGACTTATAATATTTTTTGGACAACAGGGAGACATAAATGGCGAATGGTAGTAGCAGAGAACGTGGCAGAAGAGGTGGAGTAAAGAGACCTGCTGCTGTTAGCGGTCCTGGAAAACTTTCAAGAAGAACAGACGGTGCTGCACCCACAATAGAAGATGTAAGAGGTATGGTGTCTGAATCAGCAGGAGAAGAAGCTGCACTTGTAGATCAAGTTAGACAAGGTAATGTAGAACAACCACAAACTACATTTGCTGCACCTCCACAACAAGCACCACAACAATTAGGCGGAATAGCACCTGGTATTGCAGATGTTTTTGCACCAGGAGAAGATGACTTAAATGCTTATACACGTCCACTAATGGAAGATCAATTTTTAGAACCTGATGATGTAATGTTAATACGTGCAATGGCAGAAGTTAATCCTACTGCAGAACTTTTAGGTTTACTAAAGTTTGCTTCTGATAGGCAGATAGGTAGAACGCAGCGTAATCTCTAATGGCAGAATTTCATAGAGATAATCCTGCACAAGAGCAAGAGTTTTATAAAGAACTACAACGTAGACAAGCAACATACAAACGTGCTAAACAATCTATAACTAAAGAAGACGCTATGCGTGCAAGTTCTATTTCACAAGCGTATCCTAATTTTTCACCAGATGTTATTACTGCATTAACAACATTACAGGTTAAACCAGAAGCAACAGTATTACAAGATATATCTAAAATGATTGCACAATCAAATAGTAAAACAGTATTAGATAGAATATTTGATCCTATACAGGCAGGTGTACGTTTAGGATTTTTAGGTTTAGAAGATTTATATAGAACAACAATAGATAGACCTATTAACTCTTTTATTGCTGCAACGTTTGGTGATAAAGCAGAAAATTTAACATTTGGAGAAGCGTATAAACAATCAGGTAAATCAACAGTAAAACAATTAATAGGAGAACTTAACAGAGGTTCAAAAATAAATTTAGGTGAAGGATTTTTGCCAGTGTCAGAAGTGTTTGATCCAGAGAATCCTCAATCTAAATTTTATGACGAATATCAATACATGATACGTTCTGGATTTGATGAAGGTAGAGCGCAACAAATTATACAAAACTATTTAGGTACACCAATAACTGATATAGACAGAAGCATGCAAGAAGGTAATGAGAATTTTACTATTACAAGTCAATATGGTACTGCACCTATATCGTTAGGTAGAACTATTGCATTGCAAGTTGCAGAACCAAATAGTAGACCATTTAATGT